GTGGTGCTGGTGCTGGTGCTGGTGCTGGTGCTGGTGCTGGTGCTGGTGCTGGTGCTGGTGCTGGTGCTGGTGCTGGTGCTGGTGCTGGTGCTGATCGTCCTGGGGGCTTGTCATCGGCTCCGGCGGGTGGCATGGTGCGGGCCTATGGCTGGAGTTGGTGAGCTGAAAAAACACGGGAAAACGCCGGAAGTCCGGGAGGCGCGGCGGCTGTATCTATACGGCGGGGGCGATGGTCGGCGGGTGCTCAATGTCGAGCGGCTGGCGAAGTTGGCGGGCTGTCACGTGGAAACGGTGCGGCGGTGGCTGCCAGCGTGGGAGGCGGAGGCGGAGGCGGTGCTTGCTAATACCCCTGAAAATGGCCTAGTTATGCGCTTAAACGCTGAAACGCTGGCAAAGCATGAATCCGATTGCATGAAAATCAGGTCATGTATTGATGCGCAAGTCGTTGAATTAGAACGGCTTCCTCTCCTCGAAAAACGGCTTTTGAGCATCGCGGAAGCGTGCGCAAAATCGCAAAGTGACGCGGGAGCGGCGGAGGCGGTGCTTTCGCTTGTCCAGTCATTTATCGGTCTTTACGGAAGCCGGAAAGCCGGGGAAATTCACCTCCTCAAGCTGCAAAGCCATTGGGCGAAGATGGCGGGCATCGAGTCGCTGCAAAGCGTGGCGGAGACTAGGGAGAAAACGTTGGCAAGCGGCCGGGCGAAGCTGCGACTAAGGGCGGAAGAGGCGCAAGGACAAGCGGGGCCGGATGGGGCGCGGGTCATCGGCTCCGGCAGCTCGGCCGGTGGCGTGTTTGCTAAACGCTCACCGGCTCCGCTTGTCGAGCTGGTCGGGGATGATGAGGTGTGAGGGTAGCGGCCGGGGCTCCGGCTCACCGGCTCACCGGCTCACCGGCTCACCGGCTCACCGGCTCACCGGCTCCGGCAGCTCGGGAGGGTGGGGGCGCGGGCTCCGGCAGCTCACCGGCTCGGCAGTTCCGCGTTTCGGTGTGTCCATCGGCTCCGGCTTTCGAGCGTCGGCCGGTCGGGAGGGTAGCGGGCTCCGGCAATTCCGCGTTTCGGTCTGTCCATCGGCTCCGGCCGGGCACGTGGGCACGGTTTCCAGGGTTCGGGAGGGTAGCGGCCGGGGCTCCGGCGGGCTGGGAGGCTGGCGGCGGGGGGCATCGGGGGTCAAGGGTCCCCCGGGAGTGAGGGGCGAGAGGGTGCCGGGGCTTGGCGGTGCGATTGCCAGGCGAGACCGAGACCGATAGCGGTGGGGATAGACTGAGACCATTTTCGCCCCTAGCCGCTAAACCCCAGAATCCGCGCTACAGATAAGAGGAGAAGCTGGCGACCATCGAATCCGCGCTACAGATAAGAGGAGAAGCTGGCGACCATCGATCTCAGCAAAGATCCCGACCCCCATAGGGGGCATCAAGGAACCCCCCCATAGGGGGCATCAAGGAACCCCCAATTATCTTCGCTATTGACGAAGCAATTAACGTCCCTATTATCGTGCCCACCATGAACCCCGCTGACCACGCCGCGCACCTGCGCCAAACTGCCGACCTGATGGAAACCGCCGCCCGCGCCATCGAGCGCGATAAGGAGCTGGAGTCCCGCCTCAAGAAAGCATCCGAGAGCCTTAATGGAGAAGTCGATCGCCGCTCGATGATGGAACGGGGGATCGCCGAGCTGCTGCCACCCCCTGCGCATGACGACTCCCGCCCCCAGTTCGAGCGGCTGCTGGAGCGGCTGCGGCTGGCCAACGACGCCAACCGGTCTTGGGATGATCTGATTCTCCGGTGCGATTACCTCAAAAATGAGGTGGTCACCGCTGACAACCACGCTGCCTGCCGTCTGAACGTGCTGGGGGAGATCCACCGCATCCTCGGGTCGGACGGAAGCCCCACGGGAGTGAACGTGCTGACCGGAGTGCCCCCCGAGTATGCCCGGTTGCCGAAGCGGATCAAGCAGCTCATGGCGGACGTGACGACATGGCGCGAGCGGTATGACAAGGAGGTCGCCAAGAACAACGAGCTGCTCCGCGAGAACGAGACCTTGGCCCGCAATATGCCGCCGGAGCCCCCGGCGGAGGTGGCGGCCAAGCCGGATCTTGTCTACGTGGGCCAGAGGTGGTGCCGCAGCGGCCGAACCGCTCCCGACTACGGGGTCGTCTTGAACTACCCTGAAGGGTGGGTCGTCCTTTGTGAGTCCTGGATGGACCGAGAGACGGGGAAGTTGACCGACATCCCGGTTCCGGTTAGGGATCTCCCAGAAGTTTCAACACAATGAAAGCAACATTGAAGACAGCACAGATGGGCCTGGCAGCGGGCGTGGTGGTCGAGGTGGTCAACCGTGGCGTCCGGGCCTGCGTGGTCCAAGGAGCCGCCAAGGAGGTCTCGGTGACCGTCCCGACGGAAGACCTCGTGTTCGAGGAGCCGCCCGCGCCGGAGCCCCCGGTTGAGCCGCACTTCTCGACCGCGCCGTCCGACCTCGACGAGCCTGCCTTCGACCCGGAGGACAAGAGTCTGTTGGTGAACATCCTGGCCGAGCCCAAGCCCAAGAAGAAGGCGGCCAAGAAGAAGGTGGCGAAAGACGCCGATGCCTGATTTCCAGCCGGAACGACGGGTGCCCGGATAACGGGGCAGCCATCTCTCGGTCCACGCAAAGCCCCGGCCCATCAAGGCCGGGGCTTTCTGCTTGGCAAACCGCACCCCTTCGGCTCTACTGCCTTCGCATCCCTCCGCACTCCTGCGGGGGCGTCCGCTAAACCGCAACCACATCGAAAACATGAAAACGATCATCGCCTGGCTCACCAGGCTTCAATCCGAGCAGATCACCCCTGTCGTCGTCGCCACCGCAAGCACGACTATCACCCGCGCCCAAGCCGTTCGCGGCGTGGTCGTGTCCAACGCCGGGGCATCCGGTGCCGTCACATTCGCTCTGCCGAAGGCCGAGCCGGGTCTGCAAGTAACCGCCGTCGTCAAAGCCGCGCAGGAGCTTCGCCTTGACCCGAACGGGACTGAGACGCTGGCCTTGCCTTCCTCGGGCGTGCAGCAGGCCGCAGGCAAGTATATCACGGCAGACGCCCTTGGCGAGTCCGCTACCTACGTCTGCATCGTGAAAGGCACATGGGACTACGTCGGCCCGATCGACGGCACCTGGACCGTCGAAGCGTAATCCACCCCCTCCTGCGGCCCCGTTCCTCCCCGAGCGGGGCCGCAACCCTTTCTTTTTCCATGCTCACGATCGTCCGCAACCGCACCTGGGCCTTTGATCTCACAATCTTCGACACCTACGTCGGGGAAGGCGATCCGGGCAACGTGCCGACGAACCACACTGGGTGGACGATCCGCAGCCAGATCCGCACGCGGGTCGGCAACAAGCTGGTGGCGAACCTCAACGTCACCTTCCCGGTGCCAGCGTCTGGCACCGTGGCCATCCGCCACGAGCGCGAGTTCACGCGCAGCCTCGCCACCGGGGACTACTGGTGGGACATCGTCGCCACCGACCCGGCCGGGGACGACCACGTCTACGTGGAGCCCGAGCCCATCGCGGTGCGGGACCACCCGACCGACCCGGCCAACGCGACCTACAGCTTCGTCCCCGGCGGCGGCGGGGTCATCTCCCACACCCACTCGATCTCGGATGTCACCGGGTTGCAGACCATCCTCGACGGCAAGCAGTCGCTCGACGCCGACCTGACGAGCTGGGCCGGGGTCACGCGAGCCGCGGGCTTCGACACCTTCACCAGCACTCCGAGCAGCGCCAACCTTCGGACGCTGGTCACCGACGAGACGGGCACCGGGGCGCTGGTCTTCGGCACTGCGCCGAGCATCGCCGGGATCGCCCTTTCGGGCCTCAACACCAACTCCGGGAGCTACTCCCAAGTCGGCGGGGCAAACTTCAACGTCGCGACCACCACAGCGGCAAACCTGACCGCGACCGGCAGCGGCACTGTAACGGTGTCCGGCGCTGGCGGCACGACGATCAGCGGCGGGGCGCTGACGATCAGCGCATCAAGCGCAACCTTCGCAACCGGCAGTATCGCCACCTCGCAGCCTCTCACGCTCACCCAGACGTGGACAAACGCGGCTGTGACTTACACCGGTTTGCAGGTCAACATCACCGACACCGCCAGCAATGCGGCATCGCTGCTGGCGGATTTTCAGGTGAGCGGGGTGAGTCGGGCTAAATTCAGAAAAGATGGGTTGCTCACATGCGCATCCATTAACGCATCTTCTAGCGGATCGAATTTTGCCAGCATTACATCTTCTTCTACAGGAGTGTTCTTGCAGACTGGCGGCAGACTCGGGATTTCAAACACTGGATATTTGGGTTTTTCGGCTTCTGGAGATGCCACAGGCGCTCTTGATTTACAGATTCTCCGCGACGGAGCCGCCAACACCCTAGCCCAGCGCAACGGCACCGCGCAGCAAGAATCCCGCATCTACGGCACCTACACCGGCGCAGGAGACTACCGCCGCCTCGCGCTGAAGATGTCCTCGGCGGGCGTGGCGCAGATCGTCGCGGAAGGCGCGGGTACGGGGGCGGTGGACAACAGGCTGGAGTTCGTCACGGGCGGGGCGACGAGAGTGACTGTTGCGGCTGGGGGGGAAGTTACCTTAAGCGGCATAATTCAAAACAGTTCGATTAAATTAGATGGTGCGGAATTTTCCACTTTGGCTGGAACCGCCACTAAAATCAACCTGTCGTTTTTTGGTTTACAGTATGGCAATCAGGCAGGACTGGGGGTTTCGTGGTCGGACACAACAAATCCATCTACTAGTAAAAGCGTTGCAATTCAGAGGTCGGCATCTGGTGTCGTAGAAATTAACAACAACACCTCAGGCGAGTTCCGCGACCTAAAGCTCCGCAACCTCACCGCCAGCGGCACCATCCAAACCGGCGGCTACACTTTTGCGAATCTACCCTCGCCAGCCACCCAAGGAATGCGTGCCTACATCACCGATGGCGCGGCACTGCCTCTTTACATGGCCAACGCGGCGGGCGGCGGATCAACCGTCACGCCCGTCTTCTATAACGGCTCCAACTGGATCAACGCTTAAACTCCCATGCCCATCATCCCCGAGCAGCCCATCGTCGTCCCGCCCGTCCCCGGCGAGACCTACACCGAGCAGTGGATTTACAACCTCGTCGTGCATTCGCCCGCGATCAACTCGGGCCGCGTGCAGATCCAGCTCCTGCCGTTCGATCCGACCGTGCCGAAGATCGGACCCGGCGAGTTGTTGGAAAACATCGAGACCGACCGCCTCTGGGATGCCGTCGCAGAGGTGCCCGAGGTGGCAGCGGCGATGCAGGCGGTGCTTGATGCCGTCGAACCGCTGCGGGCTTGGATCGCTGCGCAGAACGCGCCCGTAACGGAGCCTGAACCCGAGCCTGAACCCGAGCCTGAACCCGAGCCGTGAGCAGCACCCGCACCATCCGCATCGAGAACAGTGGAGCCACCCGAACGGTGGTCCGCAACAACGGACCTGAAGGACCGGAGGGACCGGCAGGCCCCGCAGGCAGCATGACCGGTCCTGGCAGCGCCACGGCGGACGCCATCGCTCTGTTCAACGGCACCACGGGCAACGTGCTCAAGAACTCGAACGTGCTACTCTCGGCGCTGGCCACCGCGTCCGCGCTGGCGTCAGGGCTCGCCGGGAAGCAGAACACCGTGGCAGGCAAGGGCTTGTCCGAGCAGGACTTCACGACGGTGCTGAAGGCCAAGCTCGACGCCCTGGGCACTGCGACTTACCGAGGAGCTTACACGACGCTGGCGAACCTCGAAGCGGCGGTCCCGGCGGGCAACGCGGGTGACTACGCCCACGTCCAGGTCCTCGGCACCGACCTGAAGGTCTACCACTGGGACTCGACCAACGGCGTCTGGCAGCCGGGGGTAGACCTAAGCGGCAAGGTGGACAAGGTCGCGGGCAAGGGACTGTCCAAGAACGACTTCAGCGATGCCTATCTCGCGATGCTTTCAACGGCGGTGCAGACGACTACCCTGGATGCGGAGATCGCAGCTCTGGCTCCTATCCTTGCGGACATTGAGACCCACATCGAGTCCCCGTTCAACCCACACCCGTCCAGCTACGCCGGGATCGGACTGGACGACGGCGTCACCGCGCAAGCCGTGGCGAACGGGAGCACTCCGGTAGCGGTGACCGTGTTCAACACGGCCCAGGGCTTCAATGACGCGTCCAACGACTGCACCTCGGACAAGGTCAACAACCGCATCGCGGTGACCCGCACCGGCCGCTACAAGGTGGACTGGTCGATGTCCCTGTCATCAGGGACCAACAACGTGACGATCTATGGAGCGGTGATGGTCAACAGCACCGCGGTCGCTTCCGGGCAGGCGGCAACGAAAATTGCAAATTCCTCGGATGTCCATTTCATGGGCGGCACGGCGATCATCGACATCAGCAGCGTCGCAGGCACCGACGGGCACGTTAAGCTGGCGTTCTGGCACAGCCACGGCGGGTCAGTCAATCTGACCCCACTGTTCGCGGGCATGATCGCCGTCCGGCTGGGCGATTCTCCTTGACCGGTGAGATAATCGGTCGATTATCACGCCGTCAATGGCCGTCCTCAAAGTCAACATCCCGAAACCGGAGCCTAAAAAGCGCGGCGGAAAACGCGACACCGTTCTGGTGTCGATGACCGTTGCGGAGCTTCGGGAGAAGGTCGGTGACGATGCGGTGGTCATGGTCGGTCGCAAGCATCTTGGTAGGCTGCTTGCACGTTCCCTGGGTTGAAGGCCGCGTCGGGTGTGCGTCCCGGCGCGGCCTTTTCCTGTTGCCACGGGTCTCCCGATCGGCTAGACAGCGGGCATGAGCCTGCTCATCGACGAAGGACTTGTCACCGCATCCAAGGACGTGCCGAACATGCCTGTGGGCAGGACGGTCTTCATTCAGACCACCGCGGAGCTGGCTTTGGCTTGGTTCGACCCTAACACCAAGACGTTTGGGGCCACCCAGGTCATCTCCACGCCGGGTGAGGAGGTCAGCGTGCCGAGTTACAAGGCCCGCATCACGACCGCGACCACGGCCAACATCCGCATCGCACTCCAACACTGAACGACCATGAGTTTCCTACAAGGTAAAGGGTTTGTTCACGGGGGCGTCTCCGGCGACGGCACGGGCATCGACGATCCGGCGGCGTTCCGCGACAAACTCGGCGTTCTTGGGCGGGTCACAAAATTCCTTGCGGTAGGTGATTCCATTACCGACCGGTCTTCCGGGTATGCAGCGGACTACAATTACCTGTCTCTTGACCCATCCGGTTGGGCGACGGCTTTACGTCTGATTTCGGCGGGACGGATGATCCCCGTCCCGCGTGACAACGCGTTCGCCAGCGACTTGGAACACGCCTATTCCGGCATTTCAGCCGCGGCCTATCTTACGGGCGGTCCTGGTTGGTTGAACGGCGTGGTGCCGATAAACGACGCCGTGGCCGCGGCCGATGATGCGGATGTTATCATTGTCCACATCGGCACAAATGACATCGACGGTGTAGCTTCCGCGGCGACCATTGCGGCCAGCGTCATTGCAGTTTGGGACGCACTGGTGGCGACTGGGAAACCGGTGATCGGCACGGACATTTTGCAGAGGGCATCGACCGCAGCGGGATGGAACTCGGCAAAGCGGGATCAGGTCAATGCGATCAACGAAATCCTCCAAGAGTCATGGGAGGCGCACGGTCTAATGTCATACCGCCCGTGGAATGATTTCGTCGTGCTGGACTCGTCTGGCTATGCGGCGGCAACAGAGTTTCCGAATGACGGACTGCACCCGACGATGCGGCTGGGCCTCCAGTTCGGCGCGGATTTGTGGGACGCTCTGAAAGCGTATGCATTTGCCAGCTCATGGAGGATTCCCCCACGGGGGTCTAGTCTTTGGGTGACACCGAACCCATATGTTGACGGGAACGTGTCGGGGTTTGCGACTAGCTGGTTGAACAATGGGGTTGCCGCTCCATTGGCCAGCAAAACAACCGACGCAGACGGCACGGTGTGGCAGCGACTGGAAACCACCGGCGCAGAAAACACGTCGGGCATCCGGGCGTTTTACGCCCGAATCACCAGCGGCATTCCCTTAGCGGGAACGCGAGTGCGCGCCGCTGCTCGAATCCGCATCCCGACCGGCACCGGTATCACTGGCGCTTTCGTCGCCGTGCAGCAGGTGGGCAGTCCGGAAACGTCGGATTGGCTTTGGCCCATTACAGCGGGCGGCGGCACCACGACGGCAAGCCCCCTGAAAGCGGCCGAGCTGGTTTGTGTCAGCGAACCCTTCGAGGTGGATGCCAGCGTGACGCAATTGTGGATCGCCGTGGGCATCCAATCCTCCGCCGCCGGGTATGTCGATTTCCGGCAAGCAGGCATTTTCTTCGACCCGGAATAACCAACCCAACCATCTGGCCACCATGAAAACCATCCTCCACCTCGTCATCCTCGCGCTCGCGGTGCTCTACGCCGTAACCTGAATCCCCATGACCTCTTCCCAATCTACTGTCCGCCTCGTGCTGTATGTCCTGATCGCAATGGTGACCGCCGCGTCCGCGGGGGTTCTGACTGTGGATTTCGGTGACTCGAAACAAGTCGCTGTCTTCGTCCTGGCGATCATCGCCGCAGGGCTCAATACGGCTCGCAGCTACATCGACAAGTCCGCCACCGAAGTCACGAAACTGTGAAAGCCTTGTTCCACGATCACGGAACAGAACTTTTGAAAGGCGCGGTCGGCGTCGGAGCCAGCGTGCTGTCAGTGCTTACCTCAATGCAGGAGAGCATCGAGTACTACCTGCGCTGCGGAGCTTTGATTCTCGGCATGGTCGTCTCAATGACAACGCTCGTCTCTATCGTCCGCGGTTGGAAAAAGAAGAAGTAACCTCCAAACACACCAGCACCATGAAACTGACCTGTACCTTGATCTGGCTCGCCCTCGTTGGCTGGCTCCTGCTCGCTTTTTCGAGCTGCACCATGTCCGTCTCACCTGACGGCGCGAAATCCTTCAGCCTTGACGGGGCGCAAGCCACCAAGGCGATCGAACTCCTCAACCAGAAGTAACCCGTGAAAAAGGACTCCCGGCTTTCACGCGCAGGCGTCTCCGGCTACAACAAGCCGAAGAAGACCCCCAGTCATCCGACCAAAAGCCACGTCGTCGTGGCCAAATCCGGCGACCAGGTGAAGACGATCCGCTTCGGCCAGCAGGGTGTCAGCGGCTCGCCCGACGGGAGCAAGCGGAACAAGGCGTTCAAGGCCCGCCACGCCGGGAACATCGCCAAGGGCAAGATGTCCGCTGCCTTCTGGGCAAACAAAGTGAAATGGTGAAATCCCCTTCCCTATGAAAAACAGCAAAATGGCCGGATACGGCAAAAAGATGGCGACCAAAAAGGTCGCCAAAAAGATGGCCACGAAAATGGCCATGAAGATGGCCAAGAAAAAGTGAGCCAACCGGGGAGCGTGGCTGCAAAAGTGGCCACGCTCCTTTCCACTATTCCCATGAAAAAGACCAAGAGCACGGTAAACTCTGCGGGCAACTACACCAAGCCCACCATGCGGAAGCAACTGTTCAACAGGATCAAAGCCGGTAGCAAAGGCGGAGATCCAGGGGAGTGGTCGGCTCGAAAAGCGCAGCTTTTGGCTCGCGAATACAAATCCAAAGGCGGAGGATACAGGTAATGGCCAAAAACCAAACACACTACCTGCCAAGCGGTAAGGTCTACACCGGCCCCACCCACAAGACCGGCAAGACCTTGATGACTGGAGCCAAGCACACGGCAGCCAGCAAAGTTCTCACGCACACTCCCCCAAAGAAACGATGAAACCCCCGCAGGCGTCCCTGAAGAAGTGGTCGGATCAGAAGTGGCGAACCAGTGACGGCAAGCCATCCAAGGGCAAGAAACGCTACCTCCCGGATGCCGCGTGGGCTGCCCTATCCCCAGGGGAGAAAGCCGCGACGAACCGCGCCAAAGCCGCTGGAAACAAAAAGGGCAAGCAGTTCGTGAAGCAGCCCAAAAAGGTTGCAGAAAAAGTCAGAGGTTTCCGAAAATAGCCACTCACCATGACCCCACGCGCATCACGCACCCTGATCGAACGCCTTGCGAAGAAAACCGCGAAGGAGCTTCCGGCCGTCTACCTCGTCGGTGTCCGTGGCTACTACCGCGACACGATGGGCAAGTCCGGTGTGAATGATCGGAATCTGTATGACGACGCGGCGTTCGTTGTCGGGCCGGAGACCTTCGCTGCGTTCAATTTCAACACCGACCCGAGCGCCTGGCGCAAAGGTATCGCAACTCTTGTCCCCGGCGTCCACCTCTACCGCCCCGGCAACCACGGCATCTCCCGCCCCGGCGGCGGCTACCCGGCGTTCCGGCCCGCCACGAAGGGCGAAGCACTCCCGGTCTCTCGCGATGGCATCCTCGACCCGAAACCGGGGATTGCGATCAACATCCACCGCGGCGGCCGGACCACCACGTCAAGCGGAGGGTGCCAGACGGTGCCGCCTGCGCAGTGGGCTGCCTTCCATGCGCTGCTGGCCAAGGAGCTGAAGGCGGCGGGGCAAAAGACATTCCCGTATATCCTCCTTGAAGGACCGATTCTCTGAAGGCAGAGTGCTTGCGCTGGCTCCGGGGGAGTTACAGGGCAGGTAGTAAAGCCTGACAGGGTCGGGTGCGCCGTCCCATGGTTGAATTGCAACCCGGAGCCAGCAAACCTCAAACCACACCATGAAAATCGAAGAAGCAAAATTGGTCGCCTTGCACGAATACCTCGTCAAAGGCGGATCGCCCGAACAGATCGACGTTGCCAAGCAGATCGGCGCTGACCCCGACGATGTCGAGGAAGTGGACGCCTACGTCGATGCGCTGAAAGCCCGCTGGCCGGACACCTACGGCGACTCGGAACCCGAGCCCGCCGCACCGGCGAAGAAGGCCGCCAAGAAGGCCGCGAAAGCCGCCCCGCCCGCTGCTGCTGCTGCGCCGTCTGCGGCCACCTACCGTCTCCGCCGCCCGGACGGCACTGTCGCCGCGCTGGAAGTGATCGCTTCCAAGAACGGCACCGTGATCCTCGAAGAACCTCGCCCGAAGGATCTGGTGACCCTCATTGTCAAAGGCGACACCGTCACGGTGGACTTGATCGAACTCCGTGCCGGAAGCCCCGGCCGCGTCTTGCACGGCACCACGGCCGCCCGTCTGATCGAGATGGCTGAACTCGCCAAGGCGTGATTGAAACAGCTCCAAGGTCGGACCCGTTCGCCGAGGTCGTGCTCAACCACGACCTTTTGAACTGGTCCGACCCTTTGTTGGACGCGGACGCCATCACGATGCGTCTGCTGGATTTCCACGACTACTACGACGAGCCGGAATACGGCGGGCCGGAGCCGCTCGATGCAACGCCGCAGGAGCTGGCGAAGCACCGAATCGGCATCGAGAAGAAGATCCTGTTCGACGCCAAGCGTCCGAACTGGGGTGGGTCGAGCAAGTGGGGGAAGCCCTACTTCCGGCACATGCTCTCGCTCATCAAGCTGTCTTTCCCGGACACCGACATCACGCCGTCCTTGGCCGATGCGGTCATGCTGTTCTGCATGGGCATCGGCGGCGGGAACAAGAAGCTGGAGCACCTGATCGGGAGCCAGAACTCGGGGAAGTCGGCAGGCGCGATCCGCATCGCGTTTGCGATCATGATCATCGACCCCGAATACTCGGCGGTCTTCGTCGCCAACCCGTTCGACAACGCCGCCGACTCGACGGTCTGGGGCGACGTGGAGGAGCTGTGGGATCAGCTCTGCGAGCACCATCCCAACGACACCGGCAAGGGCTACGAGGACGCGACGTGGCTGTTCCCCTGGGGGAAGAAATACGCCAACCGGCAGCTTGACCTCGTGCCGGGTCTCCCGAAAGCCGGGACGATTGTCCTGCGAAACGTCAAGCACGTCGGCAAGTTCAAGGGGTCCAAGGGGCGCGGCAAGGACGTGACCCGTGGGGTCATGCTCCTGCTCGTGGACGAGGTCAACGAAATCGAGAACCCTTCGTTTGAGACCATGCTCAACAACCTGGTCTCGCAGGACCAGTTCTTCGCCATCACCTCACAGAACTTCAAGGACGAGGAGGACATGGGCGGGCGACTCACCCAGCCGGTCGGGCTGTTCGGCGGCCCGTCATCGTTCGACGACCTCGACATCGAGTTTGACGTGTGGTGGCACAGCTCGAAATCCTCGATCACGCTGCGTTTTGACGGCCACCGCAGCCCGAACGTGCTGGCCAACCGGACCATCTACCCGAAGCTCTTCAAAATGGAGAACCTTCAGCGGATGCGCGACGACTACGGCGTGCAGTCGCCGGACTACTACTCGCAGGTCCGATCGTTCCCCGTCCGCGGCGACGAAACGAACTCCGTGCTGTCCCGCGCCAAGCTGAGTGCCTCCCGGCACAAGGACACGTTTTTCAGCATGGTCCGGGTCACCGGTCGCGTGGCATTCTGCGACCCGGCGTTCGGCGGCCGGGACAAGGCGGTCTTTGGCTGGGCCGAGATCGGGCAAGCCTACGTCACCGACGGCGAGGGCAAGCAGGAGCTTCAGGAGCTTTTCGTGTTCAAGGAGCACTTCCGGTCCCTGAAGCTGGTCAAAGGGGCGTGGTTTCCTGGGGACGACAACTATTGGCCGGATCGGATGAAAGCCTGCGGGATGGACATCTCGGACTACACCGCTGGCGCGGAGATCAGCTACGAGGACCAGATCGCCATCCAGTGCCGGGAGCTGTGCCTCGCCAACAATATCCCGTTCGCCAACTTCGGCTACGACTTCTCGATGCGGCCGGACATTGTCAGCTCGATCAACAAGATCATGGGGTTCAACTGCCTCGCCTTCGACTACAACCAGGGGCCGGAGGGGCACATGATCCAGAACATCAAGAAGACCTCCGACGACTGCTGCAAGAACCGCTGCACCGAGCTGGCGTTCCTCGCCGCCGATCTGTTCCTCACCCGGCAGGTCCGCGGCGGCAGCTTCATCGAGACGGCTACCACGCAGCTCTCCCGGACCCTCTACCAGACGGTCAATCGCAAGTATGTCGCGGAGGGCAAGCGGGAATACAAAGCCCGCTGGCAGCAGGTCTCGCCGGACCACCGGGACGTTCTCATGGGGCTGACCGGTGTTGCGCTCAAGCGCGGCTTCCGGCAGAGCGTCGTCGGCCAGAAGTCGGCCAACGGGGGTCGGAGCGTGTGGGACGAAATTACGTCTCGCGGTCTGGGCAAAAAAAGGATAGTGAAGCGCGTCTGACATGGCTTGCGACACCTGCAACAAATCTGCGACAGCGGCTCCAGCAGCCGCGATGGTCTACAGCGCGACCGCGGCGAGCGTCGTCGGGCGCGATGGCGTGCGCTACCAGATCAGCAAAACGCTCGTCCCTTCGGGGCGTAAGCCCACCGGCGGCTGGCGGGTCTCGCTGCTGGTCAATGGACAGCACATCGAGGCCGACGGCCCGAGCGGGCAAGCGGTCCACGACGAAGCGGCTCGACTGCTTCAGCTCAACGGACTGGTGTTCTCGGACTTGGACCTGTGGCTCAACCTGAACATCCAGTGGCTCGGCAGGGCCACCGAGAAGTATCAGGTGGTGCGCCTGAGCGATCTGATGACCGCCGCATCCGGCTCCGCCGTTCCACCCGAGCACGCGCCCACCCGCGCCCGCCCGCAGGTCGGCCCCGCCGTCTGGGGGCGCAAGGGTTGGGGGATGCTCCAGATGTATCTGGCGCTGGACACCTACGAGTTCGGCACCTTGCTGATGCTGGCCACCGAGCTGCGGAAGTGGCTCGACCCGAATCTCAACCCCTCGACCGGCTGCGCGGAGTGCTTCATCCACTTCGGGGCCGCGATCGCCGATCTCCGCAACCGCCCCCGCTACACCCAGGCGGAAGCCCGAGACTGGCTCTGGCGAGTGATGAATGGGGCGAACACCCGGAAGGGCGTGCCGGAACTGACCTTTGAACAAGCTGCCACCGCGAACCACTGGACATGAAATTCAAATCTGAATACTTCGAGACGGCGGACGATCTGGTCCGCGCCAAGGACGATGCATGGGATGGCGTGAAGACCCGGCGCGATCGGCTCGACATCATCCGCAAGTTCACGAACATGCAGCGGCTGATGACCGACGATGAGGCCGAAAAACTCGGCCGCACGGAGATCACCAACTTCGGTTTGTCCCACCGCGACATGCTCCAGATTGAGTCGCAGATCACATCGATGGTGACCACGACCAATGCTCTCGTCGAGGTCATCGTGGACACCGACAACGCCGAGAAGGACTACCAGACCAGCATCCGCATCTCGGAGGCGATCAACCGCGGTGCCATCCACTTCAAGGGGAAGTTCGCGAACCTCTGGCGGAAGATCGGCGGGGAGGTTACAATCGCCGGGGGAACGCCGGTGACCAACAACCCCCGCTACGGCTGGCTGCCGGAGATCCGCGCCGACATGTTTTTCCCAAAGGCAACCCCGCTCGACGCCGAGCAGGTCTCCTACGCCTTTGACCCGAAGGAGCTTTCGATTCACGATCTGAAGCACATGCTTGCGGCGATCGGTGAGGGCCAGAGCCGCTACATCGTCCGGGAGAACGTCGAGCACCTCATCGAGATTTTGGAGGAGCAGGTCCGCGACAACCGCAAGGATCAGGGAAGCTCCCACGGGTTCGAGGTCACCGAGGCCGTCCGCGATGGCAAGTCCGAACGGTCCACGACGGTCTCCGCTTGGGACTACTTCGAGGTCAAATACGACGACAAGGGGAACCAGTATGTCAGTCGGACCCTCTTCACCGATGGCATCGATGGCACCGCGACCACCGAGCGAGGTGACCGCGAGGACAACAAGCGCAGGGCGTCGGCACAGATCATCGACTACGTCGAGAAAGCCTACCCGAGCGCGACCGACTGGCTCCACATGGTCTTCGTGGACTCCGAGATCGGCGGCGTCAAAACCCTCGACACCTGCCGCGGCATCGCGGAGTTGATCTACCCGTCGGCCTTGGAACTGGAGGATCTCATCAATCTCACCCTCGAAGGCGACAAGATCCGGGCCAAACCGAAGATCCAGCTCGGGGATGCGAACCCGGATGACGTGGCCCGCTGGAACATCGTCGAGGACATGTATGCCCCGGCAGGCGTGTCCGAGATGGAGTTCAAGGGGAACTCCCAGGGTCTCATGACCCCGTTCTCGCTGCTCCGGCAGAACGCCGCTGGCCTCGCGTCCTCGTCGGTCTCGAACTCAGGTCGCGGTGGAGAGCTGCGGCAGCAGGCGCTTGAGCGGCAGGAGAACTCCGCGCAGCTCATCGGCAACCGGCTCGCCGAAAGCTACAACCACCTCGAATCCATTCTTGAAACGCTCGTTTGGCGTCTGCTCGCGGGCGACACGAAACCCGGCACCGAGGGCTACCACGAGACGATGTGGGTCCGCGCCTACCTCGATCGCTACGACATCCCCTACAAGGATCTCGCGAAACGGGTACACAACCGGTTCCAATACATCCGGGTCCGGGCCAAGCGGGTGATCGGCAACGGCGACGTGCAGCAGCGGGTCGAGACGGCGGACTGGCTCATGAACAACATCATGAACTACGCTCCGGCGACCCGCCCGTTGGTGGTGCAGCAGGCCACCTCGCTGCGGACGCAGGACCCGGACTTGGCCGAGTATCTGGTCAAGGTGCCACAGGCGATCCTCAACGCCCAGAAGATCACCGCCGAGAACGAGTATTCCACGATCGAGCGGCGGGCCGCGCTGGGGCAGACGATTCCAATCGCTCCCGACGACATCCACCAGGATCACATCCCGGTCCACCTCATCGACATGCAGGCGATGGTCGCGATGGCTCAGATGCGGCCGTGGGACAAACTGGACGTGCTCCAGTTCGCCGGTCTCGCCGAGCACACCGGCGAGCACCTCCAAGTTCTCATGGGTAACCCGCTGACCAACCCGGAGGCCAAATCGTTCTTGCAGGACTACCAGAACATCGTCGCGTCCGCGCAGGCGGTTGTGCAGGAGGTCGAGGAGCGGCTAGGCTCCGAGCAGGGGCAGCTCACCGCCCGCGAGCAGGCCGAGGTCGAGCTGAAGACCGCGGAGCTTCAGCTCAAGGCGCAGGCCCTGGGCCTCAAGATCGAGGACACCCAGCGACTCTGGGCGAGCCGCGAGGCGCGGAACAAGTTGTCGCAGCGCAGCCAGTATGCCCGCGAGGTCGGGGAGTCTCAGAGGCTCCAGCTTGACAATAAGCGGATCGAAACGCAGGCTGTCTCTGGACAATCAGCGCAACAATGATGCAATTAACACGCCGACCGGCACTCCCCATCACCGCAGGGGTTTCACAACTCGTTGGCGATGCGAGCCTTTGCAAGAAGCTCGACGCCGTCGCCCCGGAGATCGACTTGGTTTTGGCGCAGATCCAGTTGGATCACGTCACGCCCGAGAACCGCGACAACTGCGGCCCAACGCTCTTGGCGCTTCAGCTCGTCCGAGACGCCTTTTTCCTCTTCACGACCAAAGGCCGCGCCGTGATGAAGACCGAGCAGTCTGCCAAGCCTCCAACCACCACCTAAAATGCCACCCATCGAAAATATCGAACCTGGGCACGAAGCCCGACACGAGAAGAACATGAGCGCCCTGTTCGGCGACGAGCCGGGTGACGACGCCCCGCCGCCGCCGCCGGTGCAGGACGAGCCGGGTGACGACGCCCCGCCGCCGGTGCAGGACCCCCCGGTCCAAGATGACGACTCTGAGGAGGACTACGAGGCCCCGGTGGTCAAGAAGCCTGCGGAAGCCGATGCCGAGCTGGAACCCGAGAACGAGACCGTCGCCCGCAAGATGGCCAAGGAGAATGGTCGCCGTGCCAAGCTGGCCGAGGCCAAGGTCACCGAATACGAGCTGGAGCTTGACCGGCTTAAGGCTGATCTGGAGACCGAGAAGGCCCGCCGCGAAGAGATCGAGTCGGTGCAGGTCGATCCCAGGGACTTCCCGGAGGTCAAGACGCTGCGCGACAAGGTCCTCAACGACGTGAAGCGCGGAGCGGCAATGCTCGGCGTCCGCGATCCGAAGGTTTTCCGTGACAATTTCGGGGTCTACATCAACAGCTTCATGGACGCCGACCCGCTCGAAGGGGAGGAGTTTGACGCTGCCATCGCGGGACTCCGCAAGCAGATCATCAAGGAAGTCGGCGGTTTCGAGGACGAATACGAGGATCTCGACTACACCGAGCAGGCGAAAGCCGACATGATTGCCGACAAGGCGCTGGCGGTCATCGAGCGAGCCGTCCCGGAAACCCGCAAGGCGATCGAGCTGGCCGAGGGGCTCAAGTCCCGATCGAAAACCGGACAGCTCGCCGTCGGCACCCGCGAATATCAGGCGGCAGTGGCCGAGTTCCAGCCGGTTCTCGATGCCATCGGGGACCTCCCGGACGACGTGATCGCCGCCGACCCGCACAGCGTTTCATCGGTCGTGGCCCGCATGGTCAAGGAGACGCCGGAAGCCCGCCGCCGGGTGGAGAAAGCCAAGGCCGACGTGCTGGAGGTCATCCTCGGCCCCAGGGCGCTGACGCCGGAAGAAGCCGACAAGCTCAAGGCCAACGGCACCGATCTGAAGACTTTCTACGCCGATCGCCAGAAGCTCGTGGCGGAAAAGCGCAGAAAGCTACTCCCCCTGATGGTTCAAGGGCTGGCAACTCGGGCGGTCTTTGCTGATGTCGTCAAGAAACTGGCGAAATACGAGCAGGAGAACAAGGCCGACGAGGACGAGTTTGATGCCATGCGCCGGGTCCGGTCTTCCAAGCCGACTCCCCCTTCCGACAAAAAACCTGCCGCAGCGGGCGCTCGCCGGAACTCGGTTCTCACCGAGCTGTTCGGCGACAAATACGACGAGCTGTAAACGGGCTTGACGGGAAACCCGCTTTGTGGCTGCATCTTCGCAGCCTAGCGGGTTTCCCAACCCGCAGCTCTCAATTCTTGCAGCAACCTACCGGCGGACGTGGTGCCCCGCCATTGCAGGACCAAGCAGAGTGGATCTTTGGTGGCTCGCTGATCGTTTGGGGAAGCCGGACATTCGTGTCCTTCGTTCCAGCATCAGCAACACACCTCTATGAGCACCTGCAATCCTGACAAAATCAAAGCCGCCCTCCACGAAGAGGCCGACATCGTGACGGACATCGTCCGTGAAAAGATCGTGAAATCCGATCGCATGGCCCTCCGCATGATCCCCGACGGTGGGGTCGTCGATCGCCACGACAACAACGACACCATCATCTACGGTGAGGCCCGCCAGGCTTCCCGTGCATACAACGAACTTACTTACACGGCGCAGGGGAGCCCTCGTGGGTCCTTGGTCGCCGGTGAGATGCGTGGTCGCAAGGAGAACGGCGCGTCCGGTCTCTTCAGCGCCCAGATCAACGACATCGCCGACAACGCCTGCCACGGGCAGTGCGAGATCGACTTCGCCCAGGGCTTCCGCCGCCGCGGCACGGTTGACTACGGCCTCGATCTCACCACCCCGATCAAGTGCGCCCGCGAACTCGACGGCCTCGGCAAGGAGCACATCACTGGTTTCTTCACTGGGTTTAAGAACCAGTTCTCCATGTGGGGCTTGGACAACTTCAGCGACAACCTGCTGAACCTCGTCATCCAGAAGTCGGAGTCGAACGCCTCGGTGCTCGGTGCCAACCAGTTCAACGTCACCACCGGTGGCTGGCAAGCTCCTCCAACCAAGCGCATCTCGATCCACTTCCTCCAGGACTACAAGGACCACATCAAGGCCGAAATGAAGGGCCGCGGCATGGAAGTCAACGAGGCTTGGAAGCTCGAAGTCGAAATGCCGACGGATGACTGGTTGGACGCGGTCAAAGCCGACCAGATCGCCCGCAACCCTGCCGACACCACCTACAACACCGAGGTCTTCAAGGACGAAGAGAGTGCCATGCGCGGACGCCAGTTCGCCGATTACGGTGGTATCCGCTGCTACTTCACCGATGAGCCGATCCGCGGCTACTTCGTGCAGACCGCCATCGCGTCCGGCAACCCCGTCTACAACTTCGTCCGGGTCTACCCCTGGATCAACAAGCAGGACGAGGAAGGTGGCATCGTGACCGGTGTGAACCACCAGTATCGTCAGGACGAGATCACCGTTGATGGCGTGAGCTACGACATGTGCACCCTCATGCCGCACATCGACCCGCGCTCCTTCAAGCGTTACGGCTTGATGAAGCCGCTCAAGCCGGTAGGCACTGCCAACGAAGGCGTGAACTACCAGGTCAAGGTCATCGACGGCGCTCACCTCGGTTGCAACGACTTCAACGACAAGTTCAAGCTCGTCGCTCGTCACGAGTTCCGGTTCAAGTCGATCTACCCGGAGTTCTCCGGCTTCATCGCCTACCGTCACGGTCGCCGCGCAGGCTACGCCATTGAAGTCGCTCCTCGCAACTACGCTGCGGGTCCGAACACTCCGGCCAACCCAGAGCGTTTCGACGCTTGCCACGACGACACCGGTTGCCAGACCGCCGAGTGCGCCCAGTGCGGCAAGGTTCCCGGCGATGAGGGCGAGTGCGTCGAGCCTAGCTCGACCTCCGCAGTCCTCAATCTGGAGCCCTGCGGCAACATCGACTCGGTGTTCCTCGGTGACGCCTACAACATCGTCCTGCGGGTCACCCGCACCGGCGACACCAGCGCGGCGGCTTCCGTGGCCTACGCCACTGCAAACGGCACTGCCACCGCTGGGGCGGACTACACCGCAACTTCGGGGACGCTCACCTGGGAAGCCGGGGACGACGCTCCGAAGAACATCACCGTTCCGGTCCTTGCGACCTTCGCGGAAGCCGTCTCCGGGACTGCGGACACCTTTACGGTGACCATCAGTGCTGCGGTCGGGGACACCCTCGGCACCTGCCAGGTGGCTACCGTCCGAGTCAGCGACCTGTCCTAATCGGATGGTCTGAACCATCAACCGGGGCGGGGTCCAAGCGACCCCGCCCCCTTCCCCTTTCAAAGCCGTGGCCAAGAAAACACTTCGCAATTTCCAAGTCGCCGGAGCCCTTTTCGTTTCACCGGGAGGCGCGGAAATCGCGGCCGGTGACGAGGTCCGGCTTTTCCTCAATCAAGTCGCAAACCCCGCGTTCCCCGAGTTCGTGGATGGGATTGCGCAGAACCCGATTGCTCGGGTCAACCTCGTGTCCGGCGGATGCGTGGTGGAAGGCACCTCCTACACCTTCGAGTATGAAGCCGACGACCTCGATGGTGCGGCCACCGTGCTCAACGTGTGCGACGTGACCGATGTTTCGGCCATCGCCTGCTGCGAGGTACTCCGCGACGCGCTCGACGACGAGATCGCGGCCCGCACCGCAGCCGACACCGCGCTGCAAACCAACATCGACGAGGTGCAGGACGATCTCGATACCTGGGACGTTCTCGAACTCACCGCCGCGCCGGTCAACGGCACGGTCGGTCGCAAGCAGATCACGACCCAGACGGTCATTGGCACGGTCGCCACCGGCGGCTCGATGACCCTCACGGTCACCGCAGCGGGCCTGACCGGCTCGCCGCTGGCCATCTCCTTCAACGTGGACTCCGGGGACATCCCTTCGGCAGTTGCCGCCAAGGCCGCCGCCGCGCTCTCGGGCAACGCCGCTGTCGCGGCCATGTTCGAGGTGGACAACATCGGCGCGGACTTCGCGCTGACCCGGCTGGTCGAAGCGGCCAACGACGGCACGCTGAACCTGGCCATCGCCAACGGCACGGCCACCGGGGTCACCCCCGACGGCACCAGCACCGCCACTCAAACCGGCCTCGCCACTTCGGTCGGCACGGTCGCCGAGCGGATCGGCCGCCACGCCCAGTTCGGTCCCCGCGTCTGGGAAGCGATCGACACCTCGCCGAACACTTGGCGCGAGATCACGACAGTCCTGAACTCCGCCCGCCACGACCCGGCAATCACGGGGCTCACCGGCGGCGGAGTCACCAAGCTCGATGGCCTCGCGGTCACCACGACCCACGACCTCGGTCGCTTCGAGATCGTCGATGTCTCCGGTCGCGCCTACCTCATGGAGCTGATCGCGGGTACCGATGTCGAGAGTTCGCCAACCACGATCCGCCCCGACAACTATGGCGCGACCAACCCGGACGGCAGCATCAACAACCTGACGTGGAAGCTCCGCTATGCGGCAACCAAGTCGGATGCCATTCTCGACGCCAGCACTGGAGGCAATGGATCGCCGGACGAGACCAAGGCGGTGTTGTTCGGTTCTGGCGGGGGTTTGGTCGCCACTTATCAGCTCTCGCTGGTTGATAGTGACACCGGAAATGCTTTCACCATCGAAGCGGACAACGTCATGTCCGGCAACCGCGTGGCTACTCCGCCGGACGCCGACGGAACGCTGGCTCTCTTCCCGGTCATTGTTGCTGCTACACCGACCACGGGCTTCACCATCACGGCAGCTCGTTACACCGACCAGACCCACTACCTGACTCCCGCAGGCGCTTTAGCCAATGGCTCGTTCGTCCTCCCGACTGCGGCCAACAGCCGCGCCGGTCAGATCGTCCGACTTCATTCTACTGAAGCTATCGGCTCCACATCTTTCACGGTCACCGTATCCGGCGGGGGGACAATCAATGGTGCCGCGCTGACCCTAGTTGCCGCCGACACCACCTATGCTTGGCAGTGCGTCAGCACCGCAGGCACCGGCACTTGGATTCGCCTTCAATAATCCCACCCCATGAGCTGCAACTGCACCACGCCCGCAGCGGTGGCTCCGGTAAACCCGGAGCTGCCGACCCTTTCCGCTCTGTCGCAAGCCTGCGCGGACACCACGCTTTGCGCGACGGACGAGTGCCTCGGCACGACCCCGGCGAACGTCACCGGCAGCCCGGTGTCCCGCTGCGCGGACAGCAACGCGCTGCGGTCGTCGGCGAGCTGCGGCTACACGCTGCCCAACGGCTTCACCGACCCGATCAACGACCGGAACGGCGAGGGCATCACGCTCCTCGGCCGGATCGGCGCGAAGCTCGCCAAGCTGGCGGGCTCCGGGTTCATCCGCATTGTGGACGGCAAGGCGTTCGTCGTGGCCTCGGTCCCGATCAAGATCGCGACGCTCTGGCACCAGTGGTGGAAGCCTGCCGGGATCAACACCCGTCCGGTTCTCGGCGAGCCGTTGCCGTTCCATCACGCCGTCATCGCCGATGACAAGGGCAACCTGCACGGCATCAAGGGCGGATCGGAAGACGCGAGCCAAGTCTGGAACGCGGAGCTGGCGCAGTGGGAAACCCGCGCTGAAGCCGACCGGACGCTCTCCAAGCGGGGGCATCTCGAACGGGCCGCTTCTCTTGAGCTGGTGGGCCTCGAAGCCATCGCCGTTTCCGGCACCGGTGCCGAAATCCGCAACTTCAAGACGCTGGCCGGTTCCGGCATGATCGTCGTCGAGCAGATCCCGACCACACCTTCGAGCTGCGATTGCCCAGGGTGTGACCCGGTCGCCGCGGTCTCCTCGGTCGCCAGCTTCCTGCCGTTCCCGACCGGCGACGCCACTTGGACGCTGAAGTGGACCGCTGCCGACGGGCCGCACTGGGTCGAAGACGCCTGATCCTCATGCCCACCGTCAACATCCTGACCGTCGGAACCCGCGGAGTGGACATGCGGTCCAATCCGCTCGGTCTGACCAACCAACGTCTCCATTCGGCGGTCAACATGGTGTTCGACGAAGGCGTGGTGCGGACCCGCCCGGGTCTCCACTACCACGATCTCGGGATCTCAGGTCAGTTTCAGGGCGTCAGCGCCTACGCGCCGTCGCTCGGAATCTCGGCGGAGTCGTTCGGCCCGCCGCTGTCCGCACTGGTGGTCGCCGCCGCCGGTCGCGTCTACGCCATCGACACCACCGGTGGGGAGTTCGGCTGCACTCCGGTCGAGATCACCTGCGAGGGATCGGAATCACGATGCCGTGGTGAGGTGAACCTCTACCAGGCGGAGAACTACCTCATCTCGCAGAATACTGCCGCGGGCACCTACTGGTGGACCGGCGACGCCTGCATGGTCGCAAGCCAGGGGTTGGCCGACGACCAGTATTGGGACGACCCCGAGCCGCCGAAAGTCGAATACGTCTTCACTCCGCCCGAGGCGCAGAACGCCTGCTGCGACACCTTCACCTGCTACGACCCCGGCGGCAACAGCGCCCCGAGTTGCAGCGGCAGTTTCCCCGACACCGCTCGGCCCCCAATGGGGACGGACGGCGGCGGGTCCGGCCCAACCAGTTCGTCTTCGAGTATCGGCGGCGGGGGCGGCGGATCGTCTTCGAGCAGCTCCAGCTCGTCGTCCTCGTCTTCCAGCAGCTCCAGCTCGTCGTCCTCGTCTTCCAGCAGCTTCAGCTCGTCGTCCTCGTCTTCCAGCAGCTCCAGCTCGTCGTCCTCGTCAAGCAGCTCCAGCAGTTCTTTGTCCGCGTCCTCGTCGAGCAGCAGCTCGTCAACCAGCACCGGCGGCAGCTCGTCGTCCTCGTCGAGCAGCAGCTCTGCGTGCGCGTTCGTGATCTTCGACGTGGTCTACGGCGGCACCGACGACGTGATGATCGTCACGGTCTCGAACACAGGCGCGACATCGCTGGAGATCACGAACATCACCGGCATCGCGACGTTGGTGCCGGACACGCCATACCCGATCTTCCTGCTGTCAGGCAACAGCATCGCTATTGAGCTTGAAGCTACCGGAACCGACCTTCGCGGGACGACATTCACCGTGGTCACTTCGTGCGGAAGCAAGAGCGGGACATTCCCTCTGGTGTAATTGATTGGTCAATTATCTGGACGATTATCGTGTGATCGTCCAGATTTCTGCCGCTGATGATCGATCTTCGACACCACTTCGGACGCGCCTACGTCATCAATCTCGACAACCGGCCTGATCGCTGGGTCGCGTTTCAGGAACGCGCTGCCGCCGCAGGCATCACCGGGTTCGAGCGCGTCCGCGCCATCGAAGGCGACAAGTGCCCGCACCCGGCGTGGTGGCGGGCTGGCAACGGGGCTTGGGGCTGCCTGATGTCGCATCTTCGGATCGCCCAGGACGCGCTGCTCGACGATCTGCCGAGCTACGTCGTCTTCGAGGACGACGCCGTGTTCTCGGAGGACTTCGCCGATCGGCTACCTTTGACCATGATGCGGCTCGACGGCGTCCAATGGGACATGCTCTACCTCGGCGGGCAACACCTCTACGTCGAGTCCGGCCCGCCGTGGCCTTTCTGTAGGGGCGTCGTGCGCTGCCGGAACGTGAATCGGACCCACGCATTCGCGGTGAGCGACCGGTTCATGGCGCAGTTCCAGCAGCACATCCTGCACGCCCCGGACTACATCGAGTCGAAGGAGCCGATGCACATCGACCACCAGCTCGGGAGGCTGCACGAGTGGCGGCAACACCGGATTCTCGCAATCGACCCGTGGGTCTGCGGGCAATCCTCCGGGAAATCCAGCATCAGCGGCGGCGAGAATGCCAACGACGTGTGGTGGCCGGACAAAGGATGGGGAAAATGAAAGGTTGCATCAGTTTCTCACTCTACGGCGACGGCGCGAAGTATTCTTGGGGGATGCTGGAGAACGCTCGGCTCGCCAAGCATTTCTACCCTGGGTGGACCGTCGTCGTCCATGCCCAGCGCGGTCACTACGCGATCCCGGCGCTTCAGCGCGAAGGGGTGGAGGTGGTCGAGCATGACCCCTTGCCGGGTTCCGCTGGGATGTTCTGGCGATTTGAGTCGGCCAACGATACTCGGTTCACCCACGCTATTTTTCGAGATGCGGACTCCCGGCTCGATCAGCGCGAGGCTCTTGCCGTCGCCGAGTGGGTCGAGTCGGGGGTAGGGGTGCATTCATTGCGGGATCACTCGTGGCACGAAAACGTCCCGCTTCTCGGCGGCGGCTGGGGGATACTGGTTGGAAAACTGGACGTGAGTCACTTCATCAAAAGGGTCGAGCGTGCAGGTCGCTACGGGGAGGATGAAGAATTTTTGCTCAACGTAATCTGGCCCAAGATTCCATCGGGTCAGATTCTACGGCACACGCACGCCCCCGTCGAACCGTGGGAGCGTCGGTGGCCGACCCCCAATTTTGGCGACACGCACTTCGGCGAGCCGATCGCACCGGTCGCCACGGAGGGCATCCGCTGCGTGGTTCTCAGCCCCGAGCACTACGCCCGCAGGCGCGAGGGGTTCTATGCGTCCTTGAAGTCGAGCGGCTGCTCAATTCGAGAGGTCGAGTGGTATCGGGCCAAGACTGCCAAGGAGCGGGCAGTGCCCTGCCACGTCGATCATGCGGAGGCGCATCCGCACTACCATCTAGCCACCCGTGACCACGTAGACATCATCGAGCGGTCGCTGATCGAAGGAGACGAGTTCCTACTGGTCTTCGAGGATGACGCCCGTTTCGGGGCGGACTTCGACGAGTTCTTTGCCCGGATGATGGTGGCACTGCCAGACGACTGGTTAGGGGCCATGATCGGCGGTGCCCCGTGGACTGATGACGCCCGCGAATACGTCTCTCCCGAAACAGCAACCTCGCTCGCTCTCGTGCGCGGATGTCTCGGAATGCACGGCGTCCTGTGGAGTCGTGCTGGGATGCGGAAAGCTTTCGACCATTTCACCTACTGGAACCGGATGGTGATCGATCAAGCGTTCCGAGGTCTCCAGCACGACGATCCCCGTTTTTACGCTCCTGCGAAATGGATTGTGGACATCGCCTCCGATGTGGCACAGTTCGGGCGGGATGAGTGACACCTTTGCAATCGGAGGCGGAGACGAAGCGCAGGTCGTGGTGGAGTCCACGCACGACACCTTCGACTCCGCGAAGTTCTCCAACTGGCTCGCCAACGGCGCGGGGCTGGGCATCTACGCCCACGGGCGGGTCCACCAGCAGGTCGGTCGCCTGATCTACGTCGGGGACATGATCCACAAGCGCGGGCACGCCAGCACCGAAGACGTGCTGCTCATGGAGGAGCAATGCACCCTGGCGCACAGCGACCCGCTCTCCGCCCCCAGCCGTCTCGGGCGGATCACCGCGATGGCGGTTTTGCCGACCATGAGCACGGCCAACGGCGAGGGCGATCTGATCGCCTACTACGAGAACGGCGTGGTGTCTTTCAACACCTTCGAGTCGCCGCGGGAGACGCGGATCGATGGCAAGGGTGCCATCGTCCAGAAGGGCTGGGACACCAAGCGGCTCGTCAACCACCTCCTCAATCGGGTCAGCGCCACCGGCCGCTACGCCGTCGCGTCCCTCACCCGCGACCACTTCTTCCGCTCCCGCTTCGGCTTGCACTTCCTCAAGACGGTGCTCGGCGAGGGCAGCTTCAACACCGAGCAGACCAATCGGATCTCGCAGGACGTGGACCCGATCCTCGACAAGGACCTGCCGGTTCTGCTGCGCGGGGCTGCCGCCGGTCACTGGCTCGAAGGCAACCGCATGATGGCGACCACCGGGCTCGCCGCCGGATCGCACACGGCTACCGCCGCCGGTCGGGGCATGGTGGTCTGGAACCAGGCGTCCACGTTCACCGAGGACCGGACGCCGTCGCCGGTGTGGGAGGGTCTCTGGACTTTCGACAACAGGATCGAAGGAGTCCACTGGCTCGGAGACTCCACGGTCGTCTCGCAGCCGGGGAGCTTCGGGGCGCTAGTGTCCGATCGCGACGGCAAGCTCTACTTCGCATCAATCAATCGCGATGCGTTGAAAGACTTCCGGGACGGCGTCCATCTGCCGATCGAGTGGTCCTTCGAGACGGGCCGGTTCGCCTTCGACGGGCTGGCCACGCTCAAGACGGTTCGCGAGGGTCGCCTTGAGGGCGTGTTCGGCGAGGCGTCGCAGCGGGTGCGGGTGCTGATCCGCACCGACCTCAACACCGCGTGGAAGGTCTGGAAGGAGTTCGCTCCCTGCGACAAGGTCAAGATGGCGAACCAGAGCTACCTTCTCTCGGAACCGCTCGGCCAGCCGCCTGCCGCCTGCCGCGAGGCGACATGGTTCCAAATCCGCGTCGAGGGCCTCGGGGCCGCTGAGATCCGGGTGATTGACCTTGATTTCAGCCCCGGAACCGTCAAGTCTGGAAGGCACCAGTGCTCGGTGATCGGAGCGCCGGAACGAGACTTTTTCGAGATCAACTCCTCACCCGCCGCCGACCGATGGAACTCCAGCTCCGCTTGAAGCAGAACGCGCCCGCCCTGAACCACTTCACGGCGGAGCAGCTCATCGACTTGGCCCGCAGCTTCACGGTCAAGCTCGACCCCGGCGTCGAGCTGGTCTACTTTGGTGCCACCGCTCCTTTCGATACGTCGAAACGGTGGCAGCCGACCGACGCCTACGGGTCTCCGGTTGGTGCGATGAAAACCTTCAACGGCACTTCTTGGACATGAGCATCGGACTGGACCCAACCACCGTTGACCGCGCAGGACCAATCCTCGCCGCGGCGAAAGGCTTGCGCTGGCCGGAAGACCGCCCGGAGGTGGTCAGTTACCTCAACAAGTACCGGAACCTGCTGTTCAACAGCTACGAGGACTTCAAACTTTTCGGCAACGTCTTCCACTGCATCTGCATCTCCACGTTCCGCGAGCGGTGCGCCACCGGCACCTGCTCCGACCCTGACACCTACCAAGGCTTCACGCTCCCGGCGGATGTCGCAGCGGTCGAAGCCGTGTGGTCGTCCGGCGACGCGCTCAAGATTCGCTCCCGCTGGCGCGAGGCGATGATGGGTCTCGGAACCGTCGGCCCCAGGGTCGAGGTGATCGAGATGGCCGAGCAGTTCTCCACCGAGCGCGACCCGAACAGCATTTGCGCCCTCAAGGTGTGGTGCGAGCGGGACGAAGACGCTGGCAAGCACGTCGTCATCGAGGTCATCGACGGTGACTGGAAGCTCCGCAAGCTCGACTTCGAGCTGGCAGCCGGTGGCTGGGTGACCGTCGAGGAGCGGGTCCGCGAGATCCGCAGCGTCGCGTTGCCGATCGGCCGCATCGGCTCGGTCACGCTGGCCCAGCAGGATGGCTACGAGCTGTCCATCTACGCCCCCGACGAGACGGTGCCGAGCTACCGTCGGTTCAAGATCGCGAGCACCTGCCCGTCCGGCGCGGTCAAGATCCAAGGCACCCGCCGCTTCAAGCCCATCTACTTCGACTCCGACATCGTCGAGGTCGGCGACCAGCTCGTCATCGAGTCCGCCGCCCGCTTCTTCAAATACGGCGAGAACACCGTGGAGGCCAACGAGATCCGCACCGCCGCCTATCATAAGACCGAGATGGCCAACTACCTCAACGGTCTGGTCTCCCGGCACCGCGGGCACGCCATTCAGGACAACACGCCTTACAAGGGCCGTCCGCTGCCCCGCCGCACCAAGCATCTCCCAGGCTACCGATGATCCCGCTCCCCCAGTCCAAGCTGACCGCGATCGCGCCCCTCATCCGGGCGTTCATCGGCGAGTCTTCGTGCGCCGAGCGGACGACCGTCGAGCACTGCCTCGAACGGCTGGCGCAGGGCTACATCACGCAGTCGATGGACGCCTACGTGGACAACGTCGAGTCGCCACGGCAGGTCATCATCTTCGGGCGCTATCCGGGTTTCGCGACCAAGGAGGAGCTGATCTACGTCAACTTCGTCTACTCTTTGGAGGAGGACCGGTTGAAGCCGGAAACCGCCGCTGCGTTCAAGAACGTCATCGAGAAATACTGCGATGTCCATCGCCGGGACGCCATCGTGGCTTCGTCGTGGGAATACCGCGGCAGCCGTGGGATCGGCCCGTTCTGGCGCAGCCTCGGTTTCGAGCGGCAAGAAGTCGTCTACGTGAAACACCTCAAGAACTAAAGTCATGGGAAGTTACGATGCTGCCGCCGCCGCCACGATTCAAGCCGGGTCCAACGTGTTCTCTTGGGCGCAGGCTCTCCTCGTGCCGGGGATTCAGGCCGCTGCAAACATCCTGCTCATGGAGAAGCAGAAGTCCGACTACGACAGCATCGTCAGTCAGCAGCGGTCCTTTCTCGACGCGGCGGTCAGCCAATACATCAACGGCATCGACGCCCTGATCCCTCTCTTTGACGACGCCTACCCGGACGTGCCTCAGGCCGCCGAGTATGTCCCGATCGACGCCTGCTGCATCCAGCGAGCGACCATCGAGTGCAACATCGCGACCATGCCTCGGGCGGATGTCTACGCTTCGTCCCTGAGCCGCTATCACGAGCAGAGTTCGGTCGTCCGTGCCATTACGTTCGACCCCCGGTTCCTTGTCAGCATGGATCTCGCGTCGGTGCAGATCAGCGACCTGCTGCGAGGCAAGCTGCCGGTTGGCGACGTGGTCGAGATCCTCACCGACAACGCCGAGCTGGCGGCACTCACCGGACGCATCGGGGCGACCCGGCGCACGACGGCGCGGGACCTCGGGCTGTCCAAGCTGCGGTCGCAGGCGGCGGGCCGCGAGGAGCTTCGCAGCCACCACTCGTTCATCTCGCAGTCGGTCTCGCCGCTGTCCCGCCTCGGCGACATCCGCGACATGGTGCAGACGCCCGCCCAGCGCATCGCACTCGCACTCACCCAGGCGCAGCTCATCCAGAACAGTCTCCAGAACCTCTACAACCAGCAGGCGCAGAAGGCACCGCACCTGATGGCCGAGCTTCAGACGAAGATCCAGAAGGTCATCACCCGCCTCCAGTTCCAAGCGAACAAGGCGACCTTGGTGAACACCTTCGTCCCCAACTACGCGGCGATCTTGGAGCCGATGGTGAAGTCCGTCGCGTCGGCGATTGGGGACCCGATTGGCTCGGCGGCGGGAGTCGGGTTCTACGGTCCGCCGCAGCCGCAGACCGGCTTCAGCCAACCGGGCATCACCGGCGGCCGGTCGGCTTCGGAACGTCCTGACATCAATTAAGCGAAGTGATCCGCCCCATCGAAATCTTTTCCCCGAACCCCGGACGAATCATGGATTTCTCCGGGGTTCCGGTCGCGGAGATTTTCAACGGCTCGGTGGTCGCCCGCTCGCAAGCGATGGACCGCGAGCAGCCAGAAGAACCCGAGCTTGCGCCTGCGCCGAGCATCACCCCGCAGAGTCTCTTCGGTGCCGAGCGAGGGGCGGACCTGTTCTCGATGCCGCGGCAATCCGTGGCTCCGTCTCCGGTGGCTGCGCAGTCCAGCGTCCCCGGCGAATACCCGGACATGGGGATCTACGACGCCCCGCTGGGATCTGCGCCGAGCAGCCCGGAGGATTTCATCTTTCAGTCCGAGGCTCGCCGGGATGCCAAGGGTCGTTTGCGGGTCTACTCGCCCCCATCCGGCGACGGCGGCGGGTCGTTCGAGGTGGCCGGAATCACGTCTCGGTTCCAACCGAAAGAAGCCGCCCGTCTCAAGGCGCTGGTGGAGTCGGGGCAGACTGACCAAGCCGAGGCCGAGGCCAAGGACTTCTACCGCCGCCGCGCAGCACCGTTCGTCCGCTTCACTGAAAACAAAGGTGTGCAGTTTCAGGTCTCCGACATCGTCCACCACCGGGGCGAAGGGGGTCTCCGCCGTGTCTTGCAGCGAGCCACCATGTCCGACTCGAAGGACTACGGTGAGCTGATCGGCGAATTGAACAACATGTCCGATCCGCTGGATGCCCTCAACGCGGCTCGGCAGGACTACGAGTGGGAAGAGGTCGAACGTGGCCGTGCGTCGAGAAAAAAGTTTCGCCCTGGGCTTCAAAATCGGTTTAATAAGGCCGACGCAGCAGCTCGCAGACTCATCACCGGAGAATAATCATGGCCCTCACCCCGATCTCACTGTTCCAGGCTCAAGGCAGCGGCATCGCCCAGTTCCTCCAGGGCGGTCAAAACGCGCTCGCGTCCGCGCTGAACAACGTGATTCAGGTCGGCCGCGACACCGCCAATAATCAGTTCGCCCAGGAGCGCGACTTCCTCGGCGAGCGCAAGCGGATGGAGGACTTGATGCAGCGCCGGGGCGAGGTGGCCATGCAGCAGGCCAACACCGACCGCACCTTCGCCCGTGGAGTGTTCGAGTCCGACCGGCAGTTCGCCGACGTGAACGCCGATCAGGCGCGGCAGGAGCAGCGCCAGATGGCGATGGACCTGTTCAACCGCAAGGAGTCCAACCGGGATTTCGGCCTGCGCCGGGAAGCCGCCGATCTGGCGATGGATCAGCGTCGTCAAAAGGAGCAGTTCAGCCGGGACATCCTTGCCCAGCCGTCGGCTACCGGGGCCGCGCCGTCCCGCATGTCCGCCGATTTCCTCTACGGCCCCGTGGCGGGAACGCCCGCCGCTCCGCCGATGACCGGCACCACGCCAGAACCCGCAGCCCCGACTGCGGCGGGGTCGATCGAAGAGCGCCTGGCGCAAGCCGAGATCCGGGCTCTAGCGGCCCAACAGGTCGGCAACGCTCCGGCGTTCACCGCCGCAACCGGGGAAGCTGCTCGACTTCGAGGCGAGCTTCGCCGGTTGGGCATTGGCACCGAGGGCATGACGCCCGCCCAGATCTTGTCTCGCGAGCGGCTGGACATCTACAATGAGGACCGGATGCTACGGCAGCAGGAAGCCGCGGAGAAGAAGACTACCGAGGCGGCGGAGCAATCTCGCAAGGAGGCCACGGAGAACTTCCAGCTGATGGTCAACGCAGATCCCGTAACATTCCCCACGGCGGGCTCCTACGTCCCTTCGTCGATGCCCAAAGAAGCGCGGGAGGCGGCGTTGGCGCAAGCGCAGGCAAGGGATGCCAACCGTCCTGCGGTTGAGCTTCAGGCCGCTTTGGACTCTAAAAACGCAGACGACTACGTCGCTAAGATGGTGGCCCCAGCCAAGTGGGAGAAAGACAAGTGGGTGCCCAAGACGGCAGAAGAGATTCAAGCTGAAATTGCGAGCATCCCGCAGAGCGTCAAAGATAAACGTCGAAAGGCGTGGAGTGACGCTCGCAAAACCGGCAGGGAAGGTGCGGAGGCTTCGACTGCGGAACCGACCGCAGGAGAACCTGCATCTACAGGAAAAGTCCTTGGATACGACATCCGGCAGCCGTATGAAAGCGAGCTACGATTCTTCAAAGAGCGTCCAGAGGTGGCGGGTATGGCTGCGGAGGATGGAAAAATTGTCCTGAATCCATTCTCTTCGCTTTCAAAAGAGCAAAAAAGTGCCGTGGCTCTCAACGAAGCCTACCGTCTCAAAATGAGCGAGCAGGGGGTTAAATTTGGTTTCGACATCACTCCTGAGCAACGAAAAGCATTTGAGGGGACCGAATACGCCAAGGACGACGATGCGCTGCGGCAGACCATCGTAGCTCGCGTGCTTTCTGGAGACTCCAGTGCCAAAGCCACCAAGCAACAGACGGATGCCGCCGAAAAATTTAAGCAGAGCGTGAGTTCCGGAAAAGCTCGTCCGGCAGCGGAGCCGACATCAAATACCAGCGGGGCTGATTGGATCAACAACGCTCTCAAAGGCTTGGATTGACTGGCTGGACAAACGGCTGACGGGTCTGTAGGTTGCGACTCATGCCGCTGCCAGCTTTCACGGATGTCGCCCGTCGCGACGAGTTCAAGGCCCTCGAACCCGCCAAGCAGCGGGAGATCACCGATCGATACTGGTCCGATTACGAGACGGAGAACCCGGACGACAAGGAGTATGCGGTCGCGCAGCGCGAGATCGCGTTGGATTACCTCGACACGAAGTCCAAGATCGACAGCGCGGCTCCGGTGGAACGTCGGCTCCTCGGCAGCCGTGCGGAAGACGCCAAGTTCATGCTCGCGTTGCGCGAGGGGCAGAGGCTCGGCAAGATCGACCAAGCCACCGCGGCGAGCGTGTATGCGTCCCGGCAGGCCGAGCGCAAAGACCAGCTCGATCGGTTGAACAAGACCCGCAGCTTGTTTGAACCTAAGACCTCCGAGGAGATGGCACCCGTCTGGGATGCGATGAAGGAGACGGCGGCTCGCGGCGGAGTTTTCGGACCTGCCCGCCTCGACGCCGTGGTGGAGGATTTCGGTATCGGTCTTTCGAGTGAGCCGGGTGTCCAGTTCACCAGCAAGAAGGCATACGAGTCGATGAGAACCAAACTGGCTACGGACTTCAATCTGGAGCCTGGGGAGGTGGACGACGTGATTCGGCACCAACTCAACCTGCAACCCGAGCCGGTGAGCCGCGATGCGTTCGGGACTCCCTATATCAAAGACGAGGTCATCGCCGCGGGGCCGGAAGCCGCCACGGCCGCCATCAACCAGTCCAATCTCCCGTGGCCGGTCAAGCAGGGCCTAGTGAAGGATCTCCCGAAGAAGATCGAGGCGTTCCAAGCGTCCACGCTCAAGCGGGTCCGAGAAGGTTCTCCAGCGTTGGCCGCCGAACTCGGGGTTGCCGAACCGGGCAAAACCCCGCAGGAGGAAGCCGCCAACTTCCAGAAGGTTGTCAAGACCCTCAACGACTCCCGAACCGAGCAGTTCGGTGGCGGTCTCGCGGCTGCGGCTGCGGCCACCGGGGAGTTCATCGACGCAATCTCGCCAGACATTCCTCAAGACCAGTCAGGTATTTTCAGGCCCGCCACTGGCATGATCTCGCCGGAAGCGCAGGAGCAGCGAAAAACTGAGTCTCGGTCGCTGCGCAAAAAGATCGAGCTGGTGAACCAGCTCTCTTCGCAGTTCAATAAGTCGAAGACAGAGATCTTTGGCACCGACGCGGCAGCCTACGGAAGTGGTGCCTACAGCGTCGCGGAGGCGGTTGGGATCGGGATGCTCACCGCTGGTGCCGGGACTCCGTTCTCGGTCGCTCGGATTGCATCGATGGGCAAGACCGGAGCCCGTCTGGCGACCTTCGCCAACGGGGCGATCGCGGTGTCGCCGGTGGCCGGATTCGCGGGAGCCAAGACCGCGGCGTCCACCTACGAGAGCGCAATCGACTCCGGCATGTCCGAGGATCGCGCTTTCGATCTCGCGCTTCGCAGCGGTCTGATCGAAGCCGGGGTCACCATGATCTTCAGCGGAGCGGGCGCAGGTGGTCTCGAAGACGTGGCGAGCAAGTTCACCGGGGCTGCCGCGAGGCAAGCGATCCGTGACAGCTCGGCCGGAGCTTGGAAAGCATTCGGCGGGACTCTCGCAAAAGGCGTCACCGCGGAGCAGTTCGAGGAAGGCATGATCGCCGCGCTCGATGCCGTGAGCGTGCAGGCGAAGATCGATCCGACGATGACGGTGGACGACTTCAAGAAGCAGATGATCGACACCGCAAAGGTGACGCTGGCTGTGTCAGGTCCCGTGGTGGGGCTTGGGGCGATCCAGGACATCCGCAACGTCCGGGCGACTTTGGACGAAAGTCCGACATACGAACAATCCACCGATGAAATCAAACTGCGAGCAACCCTCAACCTTGCCGAAGCCGTCCGCCGCGAAGGCGGAGTCAGCACCGCTGTCGGTGACCGTCTCAGAACCCAAGCAGCCGAATCGCGGCTACGACGCCAAGCAGCTCAGCCAGGCGCGGCAAATCTTCCAGCCACCGGGCAAGCCCCGCCCAACGCCCCGCAAGACGGCGGAGCACCTGTTGCAGGAGCACCTGCACCTGTCGCGCCGGGAGGCTCGCAGCCTGTGGCTCCTGCTCAAGGACCAACTGGAGCCCCCGCCGGTGTGCCCGGATTGCAACCTGCCGGAGCCGCCCAGCCCGTGCTGGTGCGAAGCGATGCCGAAGTAGACCGCGAGATGACTCGCCAGGGTCTCCTGCCGCCGAACCCTGCGTTCTCCCCCGAGGAGCGGCAGGCCGATCTTAGGAACCGCGCCCCGGAGCTGGCGGCCCCCCAAGTTTCCGACAGTCCCACGGGCGCGACCGCTACGGCGAGCGAACCAGCCGTGGGCGTTTCTCCAACCACGACACCGGTTAGCCGAGTCCCGAAAGACGAGTCGGAGCAAGCCACTTATGACGACTGGGTCGGATCGAAACCTTTTGGCGGCGACGAAATGGTGACGGTCTACCGGGCCGCCCCAAGTGGCGCGGACCCGACCATTCGGGCGGGAACCTGGGTCACCGCCAATCCTGAGTATCTTGACGACTACGCAGGAGCGGACTGGCGGAGCCGACCCCACGAAATCATCGAAGTCCCGGCATCTCACTTACGCGATGCTCAGACCGGTCAGGTCACAGGGGACACTCTGATCTACGCTCCGCCGATCTCAACCACGACAACCAATGAAGAACAAAACCAAGTCGAAGAAGCAGGTGGGCTACCTCCTGTCGAAGGGCAGCCCGCTGTCGCAGGCCCAGCAGTCCAAGCTGAAGAAGGAGCTGCACAGCGGCAAGGTCAAGGTGCGCAAGAAGTAGCGGAGCCCCCGGCGGAGACCTTCCGCGAGCCGGAGCCTCGAATGGCCGAGGTGTTCGAGACGCTGCGCGAGCGCGATCCCGAGACTCAGCCGGTCAACACCGAGTCGCCTCGGTTCAAAGCTCTGGTCGCCGAGCTGAAGGACAAGGCCAACCGGGTCGGGCGAGCAGCGGGCCGTCTGCTCGGGATGCGAGCGGACATCGAGAAATCGCGAGCCAAGGTCAATCAGGACCGCATCGACCGGAACAACGAGCGGCTCAAGCGCAACCGCGAGCGGGCTGCCGCAAAGGTGTTGGACAAGCACGAGCAGCGCATCAAGGAAATCACCAAACTGGAGACACCGGCGGTCACCACAGCGATGACCAAATGGATGAAGCAGCGCGGCTACACTGGGCCGATGGACAAAGACTCCATCAAGGTCATGCTGCGGCTGGGAAAACGCCGCGTGGGGGGTCAGGAAAGGACCGACCGCGAGCGGGCGCTGTTCGACGCGCAGCCGCAGGATGTTAAGGATGTGCTGGAGGCGCTCTACTACAAAGGTCAGAAGGCCGCCGAGGAGATCCCCGTCATCGAGAAGTTCCGGCAAACTGAGATTGGTAAGAAGCTCCTCGAATCACCGATCCGAAGCATCTCGTCTTTCAGAGACGCGAAAGAACCCATGCCGAAAGACTACGAGGGGCTGGTTCAAAGCAATCTCTCGGGGACTGTTCAATCCCGCATCTTCACTCGCGACCCGAATGCGCGGACCATCGAGGATGTCGTTGCTTCGCTCAACCGGAAGACGGTTGGTCAGAACGAAGGGTCGATGATTGATACCGGGCAGTATTCGGCTGACGACGTAGTTCAAGCCATCAAGGATCTCTCGGAGGGAAAAGTCGTCTCGCAGGAGGACTACGACACCCGGATGGAGAAGCAGCTCCAGCAGGAAGAAGATGCCGCTCTCGCGTTCGCCGAGAAGCAACTGGAGCTTGCCGCTTCCGAAGACACCCAGGTCGTCGATCTGGCGGAAGTCCGCCCTGGCGACCGCTTCACGATCGGCGGCGTCGAATACACCGCGACTGAAGCCGAGGTTGCTGAAGGCGATACCCAGACATCCCAGTTCGTGCTGAAAGGCCGCGGCCCGCTCAACAGCACCAAGGTCACCGAGGACTTCTTCGCCGAGAGCGTCACGGCGACCCCTGGATCGCTGGCTGGCATCGACCCTGCCGAAGTCGAGGCGTTCCGCATCGCGCAGGAGAACCCCGAGTTCTACAACGAGGCGGAGGCTGCGGCACCGGCGGCCGAGCCTGCACCTGCACCTGCACCTGCACCTGCACCTGCACCTGCACCTGCACCTGCGGCACCTCTCGAAAGAGACCCAAGTGTTCCGGCTCAGATGACCCCGGAAGAAGCCACGCAAGCCGAGTATCAACGGCGCACCGAGGCAAAAACTCAGAAGGATTGGCTCGCAGAAAATCCAAAACCTAACCGGATTGCCGGTGAAGGGTCGAAGGCGGAGAAGGCCGAGCGGTTTGCCCGGTGGAGATTCCGCCGTATGGTGTATTTGTGGGATTTGGCAGCCCGAGGCAGCAACATCCCGAACGACTGGATCGACGATGTCCCGTCAAATTCTTGGGTCAAAGCAAGTGGGTATCGAAAACAAGGAGCCGAGTGGGTTCGCTACAGTTCGGCACAGCCTGCGCAGTTTCAAAACTTGGATGCCGACGAGTCGGATTTCTTTGATGCCCGGTGGAAAGAAACCCCGGCTAAACTGGAAAAAATCCGAAAACTGTCGGAACTCTACAATGGGTTGGGCGCTGCGGTGAATACCGCTCTTGAGAACAATCAGCCTGTGTCATTCGAGGCTTTTGAATACCAGCAGTACTCAAGTATCCCGGAAGGGTATGTCCGCCAAGGGGACTTGTTGGTCTACTCGCCCGCACCTGCACCTGCGCCTGCACCTGCGCCTGCACCCGCACCCGCACCGGCAGCAACCGCGACCCCGCCGCCCGCGGCACCTGCGGCACCGGCACCGGCTGCGGAGATCCCGGAAGGTGCGGTCGGCACGGCCAACGTGATGACCGACCAGATGCGTGCTCGCCGGGGGATGCCGCCGCGGGCCGATCAGGCTCGCCTCGGCAACGAGCAGGCGTGGGACGCCGCGATGGAGATCCTCGACAGCGATCCGAACGCCGGTGCCGTGCTGGTGGACCAGCTCACGAAAAGCCCGAGGTCCATCGACCCGGTGGAAACGTCGCTGTTCACCCACGAGCTGCTGGTTCGCGAGAACGCACTCGACAAGGCGCTGGACATCTACAACCGCAGCCCCAACGCCAAGAACCTCGAAGCCGTGCAGATCGCCGAGACGGCGGTGCGCGATGCGATCCTGACGGCGGAGCGGATCGGCACCATCGAGGGCCGCGCATTGCAGGCCCGCAAGATCCTCGTCCACCAGGACTTCTCCTTCGGTCGCTTGGCGGCGAGGCAGGTCAAGGCCCAGGGCGGCAAGGCGCTGTC